AGTGGATTGGGTGGAAAATCTAACGCTTGCTCTTGATATTGCGTGATAGAGCAAGCACTCGATGCGGATACAGTAGATTCATAGTGACCCACAATCGGTAAACCTACCAATTGCAATCCCGTCAGAAATGTCGTAAATACACTCCCGGTGTTCTGGAAAGTGAGCTTAGATTTCTGCGCACACGAGCTGAGTGCAACTGTGAGACTGGCAGACGTATCGACCCCCCCAGAACTACGAGCGAAATAATCTACATTGGAGGCCGGCGCATCTACGCTTAGCGTAGGCTGATCTAACTTGGCTTCGTGGATGATTGTCTCTCCCGGATGGAGAACCAGGTATTCCTTATCGTCGAATACAATCCCCTTGGATCCGACTCGTCTACCAGTATATGAAACCTGAACACGATTGTGATGGTTTTTCCAATCATACTTTGGCTGGAAATTTCCAACCTGGGATTCATCCAAAGTCACTGCCAGACTTGATGCACCTACGATCATTGCTGCCGAATCCTCAAAATGAGTCACNCCAAAGCGATCTACGTATATCCGGCCTCCCTCTATTTCGGCTGCGAGTCCCAGTTCTTGCCAGACAGCTTCGTCATCCATCCAGGCATAAGATATTCTGGAATATCCCTTATCCACACTATAATCGGATCCTACCAAACCAGCATCTATTAAGATCTCTTCTGCATAGCTACCGCTCATCCTATCCTGCATAAGGCAGGTAGATTGCCGAACATCAGAAAGTAGTGCTCCCCGATCTTCGCAATTCCAGTTAACTGTATTCTCCAGGGCATTCTCGATTGANTCTCTTATGTAACCAGTATATAGAGTGCATGTACTCGATCCAACCCTGGCTTCCAGACGTATCTGACGATTTCGTATCTGCCCCGATGATATAGATGCTGAGAGTGGAGAGTTGGTGTCATCGGGTGAATATCTACCAGCCCTATTATACATGATGAGCTGTGCTGTCCCCACGCGGCCCAGACCCACACCTAGTGGCCCACCGGATCGAGTGGACTGAGATACTTGCCCTGTGGCCTCTATGAGATTGGCACTCTCATCGGTCCACGAGCTACCATCCCACTTGACATAAACTGACCCCCCAATTGCCCTGATCATGTCTCTAACAATTCCAGTGTTATGTTATGCTGAGACGGGGGAGCATAGGCATCGTTGAGACTGGACAGGTCCGTGATCATTGTCATTTGCTCCGTGTCTTCTCCCCAGCTACTATCGAAGTTTACACATGTAGACGTCGTCAGCTTTACTCTCTCTCGCACAGAATTAGCATCGTCGATATCCAAACTCAGCCATTGCAAGCGTAATCGATGTTTCGTGGCATTTATGTCTATAACTCGACTACCATTCATCATTTGATGAAGTTTACCGTGATGTTCCAAACGGATAGAGGGTATGGGATCGGGGAGCGTCAAGTCCACACTGGCCGATGTAAATGTGGCTCCACTTCCGCCATCACTCACGGAACTGACTCGCGCACGAATATAGTAAGCACTTATACCACATACACTGGTCTTTCCCCAATTATCTCGCCACAACCCATATTTCGAAGCGGAAACTACCCAATCCTGACTACCTGCTGTTTTCCAATCAAATGTAGAATCGAGTTCTGGAACTGTTACCCAGGCTGATTGTATGCGATTATAATATTCCCACGTAGTAACTGGACAAGCAGCGGAAATGGTAGAAATGCTTCCACTAATTCGCCCAAAACGATTATATGAATGCCCGAAGTAGAATATATCTCCAACATTTACACAAGTACTCGAAAATACCTGTGTGTCTCCCGCTACACTATCATTGATCGTAGACGTTTCATCCTGATGATAAAGACCACTGGCAGTATAATGCCATGCTTGATCAATGGAGACCTTTCCTAGACGTATCATGTTAGCCTCTTTTGTGCATAATGATCATTACGATATAGAACATCTTCGACTTTCGATACTAGCATATCTATGCTTCGGGCGTCACCAATTAAGGTTCCAACATGGATTGATACAGATGGACCTTCCTGGGATCGTCCCATATCTTTTATTGGTGTCACAGAAATCAGCTCTGGTCCAGTTTCTCCTACCTGTAATAGAGATGGCCGGGAAGCTCTGAAGGTACCTCCAAACTGTGCGGTTGGATATTTAGGTGATACGGGAGCAGGTGTAGTGCGCCCAAAGCCACTGCCGCCTACTGGTGGCTTACCAGTAGATCCACCAAATCCACTTCCCTTTGGTACTGGCGGCGCAGCCTTCAACAATTGATCTTTTAGAAACGTCCCAAAGCCCTTCAGTTTTTCTACTATCCCATCCATGATGGACTGGATAAATGACTTTCCAAGATTGAAGAAATATGTTCCAATTATCTCCCAGCCTTTTTTAGCTTCTTTTAATTTCTGCAATATCGCATCAGCTATTTCCTTTACCTTAAACGCCTTGACGATTGCATCTAGCAGTCTCTTTCCAATTACGCGAGACATTTCGTTATATTCAAAAGTTCCAAAAGACTCTAGAAGGGTTTTCTGCCAGACTGCCTGAATTCTGGTTTTAAGATCTGGTATAGTAGCATCCCAATCCTTGTCAGACTGTTTTCGCCAGTCTTCGATTGCTTTAGTCGTCTTTGGAAATTGGAAGACATCCTCCAATTCCGACATAAGTTTGCCCATGCCCTTCTGTGTATCACCAGTTAGTATCCCCTCCAGGAATGTATTCATTAACCCTGTTGCTGACATAAACAGAAGCTGCGAAAAAGGAGCCAAAATATTACGTACAAATGCAGCAGCCATCACGTCGAAGATTGCCACGTAACCCTTGGTTAATTCTTTTCCACCCTTATCTGTCCACCACACCCCAATATTTTCCCACATCGTTCCAGAATCTTCGATAATTGTACCCTGTAAGCCCTCGATGAGCGGGCCTACAGTGTCCCCCAAAGCACTAAATAGTTCTTCCAGCCTTGCCGATGCCGTAGAAGGTCGTCCAGTTTCTATTGCATCTATGAACTCATCCCACTTTTCACGTACGTGGAGCAATCCGGTAGATGCATCTTCGCCTGCAGGTCCGAACCCCCGTAGTGCAGCGGCAAAAGATGTGAATATACCCTGTCCCGAATCTATACTCGCCTTAAAAATATCAATGGCTCTCGATAATTTGAGTCCACGGCGAGTTCCGTGTAGCATCTTATCGGCCCACTTCTTTATAGCATCCCTATTAAGAATGATCAAGCCAGTAAGTGCAGCTATCCCAAGTGCAGTCAATCCAAGCGGAGAGGTAATCAATGCAAAGATGCGGATCATTTGTGATGCTACCAAGAGCAACGGACCGGCTAACGCGGCTGCGCCACCTATGACTAGTCCAAAATTTACTAGCTTTGGATTTAATGCATCTATCGTCGATATCCACTCATTAAATCTTCGGATCATGGGCACTAGATATTTTTCGACGAATGGTAGAATCGTCTTGATGGCTAGAACCTCTAAAATATTACGTGTTCGTTGTAGCGCACCAACCAGAGTATCTGTAACCTTGGTAGCCTGCTCGTGTGCCGTTGCAGAATCGTGTAATTCTTTGACATACTTTTCCCAACCTTCCTTGCCAGCGCGGATCAGGGGGATTACGCCGGACAAAGCTCTGGCAGAGAATATCGTAGCAAGTTTATGTTCACGTTGTTCCGGTGTCAGCTTCCTGAGTACAGTTACTTGACTCTCGAGCGACCCAGAGGCTTGAGCTATTACCCTCTGCGAATCAGCATACGATGCCTTCAATTTATCTAAATTCTGACGTGCTTGTATGATGCTTGCCTGAACGCCAGCTAATTGCGTGGATTGAGCACCATAAGTTGCCTCCGCCCGGCCACCTCGTCCTTCTACAGATTTTAGGCGAAGTTCGAGTTTCTGAAGATTAGTGCTGTACTCTGCCGTAACCTTCTTGGCCTTCTCTAGCTGCTTGGCTGTGATAGCATTGCGGCTGTTCACAGTCCGCGTGACAGCCCCTTCTTCGAAGAGTGATTTTCGCAGATCTTCCAAGATATCTACGAAGGGTCGTATCTTGCCTTCATCGGAAATAGAGATGCCGAGATCGGCTAATTCTTCTGCAGCTTGTTTGGAAGGCTTCACCAGGCTCTTCAGGATTTGGCGAAGACCGCGACCGGCTCTGCCTCCCCGAAGCCCTCTGTCTGACATGATGCTAATTGCAACACCGGCATCTTCTATTTCGAGACCCATTTCTCGTGCTAGTGGACCTACGAAACTGAATGCCTGGATCATATCTTTGACGTCAGCGGTGGATACGACAGCGCCCTGGGCCAGGACATTTGCTGCGCGAGTCGCCTGATCACTACCGAGTTCAAACTGCTTGAGAACGTTTACTAATCCAGTCGTAGCCGTTGCAGTATCTAACTCACCCGCCGCAGCCAGGTCCAATGCGGAGGGAAGCGCCTGTGCCATGCTATCAGCCGTGACGATGCCGGCCCGTGCCAACTCGAGCATAGCATCTGAGGTCTGATCCACGGTGAAGATTGTCTTCTTGGACATGTCTAGCGCGAGATTGCGCATGTCCTCTCGGAGTTGCGTAGTGTCTTCCCCAGCACGCTGAGCAGCTACCTCGACGAGCGCCATCGACTTTTGGAACTGCCCAGCAGCCTTCAATGCACCACCTACAGCCGTCGCGAAAGGAACGGTGAAGGCCATAGTCATCTTACGACCGGCTTCACCGAATCTTCGGGCCATAGATTGGCCCTCTCCAGCGATGCCTCGGAGCGTACTGGAGGCAAAGTCCCGAGCTACGACGTTGAGAGTTACTTCTGCGGTGGATGGCATATTGTCACCTCCGCAGGTAACAGGCTACGCAATTAGATCACATCTTCCTTCTATTCATCTTCTGGACCTGACTGTCAAATAGTTTTAACGCTTGCCACATCTGAAAGACTTCGTCTACTGGTTGCTCGCGAAGTTCGGTGAGCGTCCAGCCAAATTCCCTACAAATCAGCGCCTTCACGACTATAAATGGCAGGCCCGACCCCGTTATGATGCCTTGGATGACTGCCCGCGCAATTGGTTTGGGAGCTCAGATACCTTGGATTGATATGCATCGATCATCGCCATGATCACATCAGCACCCAATTGCCGAATAGATCCCTCAGTTTCATAGTGAGATGTTTCGATATCTTCGTCGTCTAAGACTTTAACAGCCTGCACCGGCATAGACCAGGGACCTTCGAAGCCTTCGGGGGTTGGCCCTACGTAAGGCTCCCCAACAGCTTCTCCATCCTCGTCTACAAAATTCCACGGTCCAATGATTACACTCTCGAGGGTCAGTCGAAAATCTCGATACCGAGTCACATCGAATAGATCTTCGAACATCCCCCAAAGTGGATTGAGGCGGGCTACAAATACCCAACCTTCGTAACCCTCAATTTCGAGTTGCACGGGTCCAGTCCGGATAGGTGCTCGGCGCTTTGATGCTGTGCTTTTCTTCGTCATTTACTACTCCTTAGAATGTACCTTTTGTGAGAGACCCGGTCGCAGCCGACATTTCCAACGTGGCCGTAATCATACCATCCACGGGCGATTCGACATTAAACGTCGTCACTTGTCCGGAACCGGATAGCTTTCGATAACCACCAGTCGATCCAGCGGGACCAAAGATCAACTCTGCTTGTTCACCGAAGACGGAAGCAGCCAATGAGTCGATGCCTTTTCCTGTGGATCCCGATGTGTTCGTATCATTCCAGAATGCATCCATCGAGAATGTCCAATCCTTCAATCCGGATCCAGATCTCTGCCGGGTCCTACCGGCGGGCTGATAGCCAGTCTTTTCCTGTGCCTCTGCAGATTCATTCAGCGCGGAACGGTTTCCATCACCACTGACATTGAATTGAGAGCCACCCCACGTCAATGACACAAAGGCATTTACACCTGTTATCTGTCCTGAAGTTGCCATCTACATATTCACTCCCTTACTCTAGTTTTCTCCTCCAGCCGCAAAGAATATCCATGCAGTCGGAGCCGTACCCTGTGGACACGTCGCCAGTCTCACATAACGACTGGCCGACGTAAATAATTTGGTTTCCAATCCGCTGGCGGTAAATGTCGTATCGAAGGCTCCCAAGCTAACGAACACACTGTCATCGTCGCTATGTTGAACGGTGAGTTTGAATCCACTACCAGCTCCCAATGATGCCGATCGATATACGCGGGCGACTGCCCTTAATGCATTTACGTTGCCAAGATCGATACTATTTGTGACAGCAGATCCTCCACTAGATGCAAATGAGCCTGTCCTAACTACTGTCATACGCGTCATCGGCCCTGACCCGGACCATTCCGCTGCTGCCGTAATCATGCCATCCACGGGAGATTCGGTGTTGTACGTTGTCTCCAATGGCGTTACTTCGTAACCAACCTGACTGGCAGATGCCAAACCATCAAAGTAGATACCTACTGAGCATCCAGCGCCGATACGATCTCCAAACAATGCATCCACACCTGATGGACTCTCATCGTTGAAGAACCCATCGAAGGAGATAGTCCAATCCTTCAATCCGGAACCAGAACGTTGGCGTGTTCTACCAGCAGGTTGGAATGTAGTCTTCTCTGGCGCTTCGGCGCTTCGATTGATAGCAACTCTATTTCCATCACTACTTATGTCAAACTGATCGTAGAAGACTAATGCGTTAACCCCCGTGTTCTGACCCATCTGCCATCACCTCTTCTCTTGCATAATTATGATCTAGAAGATATCTCCGAGTCGCGGCATCTACGCCCTGTACCTGATTATTTTTAGCATACATAACGTTACCAATCCAGAAATCGATAGTTGCAATCAAAATTGTTCTGCGCTTAGATTTATTAGTACGGGCAGCCATTGAAAACCTCCCATGTCTTCGACTGCTACTCCAGCCGGGACTCGCCCACGTGTAACCATAGATTTCTTTGCAGACCCACTGAGTCCCTCGGCTTGATGCAGTACATTTAATATGTCGTCGGATAGCTTGATCGTATTAGCGAGCATCCCCACGGGATCACCATTATCTCTAATATAACCCTCGACATCCATAATCGTCACGACAGATTTTCCACGTGGTAGTCCATAGGTGAGTGGTTCACTATCGAACCCCCTGAAGCGAACCACAATTGCACAGGCACCTGGTGCTGTCGTGAGTACATTGTAATCGTTCGATGATACCTCGTTGTTTGAGAATTCTGATGCAGCCGTCAGCACTGCTACTGTTGCATCGATTAAAGCTGAACTCGAATATGTTGGCATTGTATTCCTTTACTTTTTGAATCTATGTGGGAATAGTTTCCTGACGCGTCGGAAACCTTTGACTCTACGTCTGGACCCGGCAGCTATTGCTTCCTTACCAGAAGGTGTCAATGCTATCTCTGCATCCTTGCCAATCTTCGTAGCTATGCCACCCGGCCCTAATACTTCATCTGTCAGTACGTCTTCTTCAATTTTAGAAATGTAATCGTACCCTTTGAATCCGGGATGTATGACGTAACGCAGGGGGCGATCTGGCTGATAGATTACTTTTGGCGCACGATTAGGTGCTCCTTTGGTTTTTGCTGCTCCTCTGCCTCCACCATATCCTTGAGTCCAAGCTTCCCACCATAAGCCCCCAGTATAGATGGGCCATATTATGTGTGGTGCAACACCAGCCAATAGCCAATAGGCTAATCTATTCCAATCTTCCGGTAGATTGAGAACAATGCGTGTTCCTCCGCCTTTGCCTGGAGTAAACTGATAATTAGGGTTGAAAGCCGATAGTACCCGATCCGATGGGATATGCTTACCGGCTACAACGAGCATTGAACTAGCTAACATCTCTGCCCAAGGACGCAGCCGTGATTCCTCTAACTCTTTGCTATATTCAGCCCACTGACCCATAGCATTACGGAATTGGGCTACATCTATAATAAATTCGACTTTAGGTGCTGGCAAGACAGACCTCCGTTATATAATCCACCACTCGCTGCGTGGCCTCTCCTACATGTGCTGCCAATCTACGTACACCCGGATTCTCATCTTTTCCTCGCATATCTGTGAGAATCCCAGAGATTGCATCGGCATTGGCAGGGGCACTCGTAATGGGCGAGACCTCCGCCCCAACACAAAGTGTGGGCTTCCCCAATATCGATGCTTCGATCAGTCCATTGCTGGGACCAAACGATGCAACTACGTCGGATGCCTGGAGCGCTAAGCCAAGATGCTCTGAAGTAACCACTCCCGGCACGCCTATCCGTTTGGTAATATCACGATATGTCTGAGCGATAGTTGTACTCCCGGATGGGTGTAGCTTGAGAATCAAATTCCATCCCAGCCCCCGAATGGCTCCACAAAACTCACTAAAGGTTACATAAGGGAAATCCCCTATTTCACCCAGTAGAGAGGAAGACTGGGACCAAGATGCTAGATAGCATACGGTTGGCTGGTCCAACTCCAGTCCCAGAAGTTTCCGGGCCTTATCCGTTGGAACAGACCATTTGGCCCATTGATCCCATTCTGGTCTTCCGCAAACTTTCACATGTCCGATACCTCTAGCCTGATACCATTTTGCCTGTACTTCGTTTATGGCTGCCACGTGTGAGGCGGTCACGACGTCGTGAATATCCCAGCCTTTCTCATCTCGCCAGACTTCGAAATAATGTGAGTGCGGTGTATGTATGACGGGCAATCCTTTGGCTCTACACCACTGCGCCACAGCCCGAAAAACTGGTTCTACATCGTTGTGTAGCACTGCTCCTCGTATATTTATGTCGTCTCCCAATGTCTCCAGGAGTTCCAGTATCCCATTTATGTGCCGACCGTACTGAAAGAAATTATACGTCAGTGCGTCAGATTGTACCCAATCAGGCCAATCTGTTGCATCAACTAGCCCAGATTGTCTAATTGTTTCCAGGAATCCTAGCTCAGCGGGAACTTCCGGAATCAGCATCCGTATCTGTTCGTGTCGTCCCTCCCAAACCTGGGGGATTAGGGGCAGAATCCCTATCTGTTCCGACATTCTCAGTAGGGGTAGCTGCATCGATGATGTTATTATTATCGGTAGATTCTCCACTTATTTGCTCCGCTGTCATTCTATTTAACAGACTAACGAATGTATATTCCATACATTCTCCAATGTTGACACCGAACCGTGTCCAAGCCGGCCCATCGAACCAAGTTCTACTCAACGTTACGTTTCTTCGATGTAACTTCTGTATATCCAATTTATAGCCTCTCTACTCCCGGTGCCACAACATCTGTCTGTGGCACTACCTGATTGAAGAGATTTACATAACGATCGATATTGGGTGCCATTGTGAGATCCTGTAGTGCTGTCTGCCTTCGGGCCTGTGCATCTTGCTTGGCCTCCTTAATGTTCTCTATCAGGAATTTTAGCGCATGATACCAATTCTCCGAGGAATTCTCGACTGGAATGCCTAGCGGTCTCAAATCATCGTACGGTTCGTAATCCGTAAAAGCACATGGGATACCCGCCAGTGCATACTCCATAACCTTGATCCAACTTCGGCGACGATCGTAATCTCCAGCGAGTGGGGCCAGTCCGATATCAAATCTGGCGACTATCTGTGGCCACAACCAGGGCGCAACCCCGGTCTGATAGATTATCTTCTGCTTGGGAGCAGGTGCCTTATGTCTCAAGCGTCGATCATTCCCGCATATCGTTAGATAAACGTTAGGGTACTCTCTCGTCAAAACCTTTAGTGCATCTCGAATTCCGCTATCCCAGAAAGAATCATAGTGACTGACAGATCCTCCCCAGCCAAGAATGATTTTATCATCATCTGGGCGAGGTAAAACATTTTCCCACCATGATGTGGCCGCCAGATTTGGTACCCATACTCCCGGCACAACATCCTTCCAATCATCCAGGATTACTTTCGATGGACTCGTCAATGCATCTACATGGCAAAGACCCTCGGTAAGTCTATCTATCGGCGTGGGAAGAACATCTTGTGCATTGTTTATCCAGAATTCCCAGGCTGGATTAGTTACTGGTAATGTAGGATAGGAATCATCCAAGTCTGCAACTACGATCTTTCCTAGCCCCCGCCAATAATCCATTGCATCCCAAATCTCTTTATACAGTACATTTCGCTGTACGAAAATTATATCTGCTGCGTGACAGTATTCTTGTACCCACTTGGCATGACGCTTATGGCTAAAATCTTTGTACCAAATCATCTTACCGAAATGGCGTCCGCTCGCATTCAATGCATTACACGGAATATGACATCTCCATTCGGCTATGTCTAGAGCAGTTCCACTCTGAAGGAGAATCACAAAAAACATATACTATATTCAATTTAGTATGTGATCTCCTTCAGAGTGAAACTGCTCTGTGCAGTTACCTCCATTTTAGACTTCTCCTTGTATTTATATTATAAATATCAAAGATCAACCTCGCAATAGTTTCGACTACTTGACAATCAATAATCAATTGATCCATTCCAGTATTTCCTCGAAGCTATAATCTTTTATAGCATTATAGCCTCCATCGAGTAAGATGACTCCTCTATCATCGTAACTAAAGTCCCAGCAACCTAATACGTGTTGGCGCAAGTAATATATAATTCCAATTCGTCCTGTAGTTGCTATCTTCTGCTCGAAGACTTCCATGTTTGTATTGACAAATTGCTTCACTGATTTCCTCTGACAGGCATCCGTAGGAAGAGCTGCAATTGTATTAGCTTTGGTATAGCGAGAACAGCCCACACATCTCCAGATGCTGGTATTTCCTGGTTGTCTCTTCCAATCGTGCTTCATCCTATAGTCCTCAATTCTGGATCTATGTGTTGTACCGCAGCCAAGATATTCTCAGGAGGTGGGAAGTAATCTAGCCCTGAGAAAGCAAATTGCGCCATGAGGCTCACCCAACCAATAGGATTCTCGAGAAGGTTATCGTATTGAATTGATAGGTGAGGCCACCGATTGGATTGCTTTATCCGTTCAATAATTCCCAATCTCTCCTTGATCAGGTGCCGGATGTACTGTTCTTCTGACAGTTCATCCGGGCATAAGTTTAGCAGGTATTCCCCTCCACCAAAAGCTTTCATGAAACTTTCGATGCATTGTTCTTTATCCCTCTCTGAAATGATTAACCGCATATTCGGAAATAATGGAGCAAATGTCTCGAAGCAATGTACTGCTTGGGGATCTTTCAATCCCCAAATAGGCATGGTATGACGTTGCCAAACGAGATAGGCATAGTTTGCCAGACTTGTAGCATCGTCTATCTCTCCCGTCCAGGTTTGATAATTGATCTCCCAAAAGACTAAATCTTCATATAGTCCAACTGGTGCAAAACTACGCTCTGTACTGTCAAGCTTGTTCTCGGTTAGCCCCATTGGGATGCCTAGTAGGTGCAGTGCCCCCGCAAGCGCAGATGATCCCGTGCGTCCCGGTGTCAAGATTAGTATGCTACGATTCATCTTATGTTTTACTCTTCGGTGTTTCCTCGGTATCCGGCGAATCGAAGACCGTCCCAGGAGAACGAAATTGTTCTCGAAAGAATCTGGGTGTGGTCAGGTCTGTATCGGTTTCGTCTAATTGCTTATCTGAGATAGACGTACCTCCTGCATAAGGTCCTACGTTATCTATCCCAAATCCAGCCTGGCTAAGATCGGATTGTGTCAGAGCATTTCTCTGCTGTTCGTACATTCTCCACAGAACTTGTCCTCTGGTTCGTTCTTTTAGATTTATGGTCCCAGATATGCGTGTCAACTCTGCTGTGGCGGCTGCACCCAATGCGTTGACCATAATCATTTGGTCGTACATCGTGCTATCTGCAGCGGCGCTCCCAGAATAACCCTCTGCATAAAAATGGGTATGCATATCTGCCGTGATCCATTGGATGAATCTATTTACCTGGGCTAATGCCGGTGACGTACTGGCCGTGAAGTTAGATCCCCCACGGGTCAGCATGGGTGCAAAAGCTGCCACGTCACATGCGCTACAATAACTAGCCATCAAACATACGCCTCTACTATGATCCTCCGCATTTGATCTCTTTGATGCGGTCTTATTCTTATCCTTACTCCGCCAAGCGGTAACGGCAAGTATCCCTTACGTTCCGAATATAATTCTTTCCCGACTGGGGCCGATGATCGTAAGAAGGTCCCCGAGTAACACCCAAATCTTGGCATGTATACTACATCTCCAGCAGTATTGAGATATTCAGTGGCCTCGATCATCGTAGATGTATTGTGGCTATGCCCAAAGATAATCAGGTGGGCATTATGTGTCCAAAGCCAGCGTTGCATATTTAATGCCTTAGCCCCGCTCAACCGACCACCAGTAAATCCGTGGTGTGCATTGACACGGATCTGCGTGAGTCCCTGCTTTTTTCTATGCTTAGAGCGGTAGTATTTGAGATTTATCCAACCACCTACTCCGAGTGCAAGATCCACGTCTGGTTCGAAGCCTCCCAACTTCTTTATCCCTGTTACTATCTCGAGATAGACATCTCGTTCGTAATGTCTACGTATCGCCCGTTCGTGATTCCCTTCGATGATGCCTCTACATTGTGATGCTATTGGTTCGATCATGCTCAGAAATCGATCTCTCTGGGCACCAACTAAGTCTCCTAAATGTGCTACTTGTATCCAATCTGCGAAGCTATCCACATCGAAGCGTGGATCATTCAACTGTATGAATTCTGCAAAATCCCCCATTCCAATCCATTTACTTCCTGTCTCACGTATGAATTCAATAGTCTGCTTAAGCTTTCTCTCGTCACAGGCTGCATTTCCTATATGTACATCACCCAGTGGGACGATTGAATCTTCGAAATCTCGATGCTCAGAATATGTTTCCCAGGTTAGAACTTTCAATCCTAGCCTCCATTCAGAGAATTTGCCACCCCTTGAAGCGCCCTATTGATCGACTCTAGCGCCTGCATTTGCTCATCGTGGCGCTGTGACATTTGTTTCTCGAATCGCATATGATCATCGGAAAGTCGTACTAGCTCACGAGTCGTATCGTCGTGCAACTGATCAAATACTCTTAACCAACGATTTGCTACCTCCACATTTTCCTTACTGAGTTGTCTCAATGCTTCGATTAGTTCCGTATTGATCTCCCTTGTCTGTGTTTGATTCAAGATCAACTGCGGCCACATTTTCTGAATTGCAACGATCAGAAGTACGAGTGTGACGGCAGCCGGTCCGAATACATTAACGAGTACTTGCATGATGTCTGCCATGATTATCTCCCCTCAACTTGACAATCCCAATTTGTACCTTTCTTTATACAATGTATCCAAAATTGTTCTGGTCTTGGCCTCAATGTAATCGTAGGTTTTGGAATAGGCGTAGACATGACTGTCGTAGCTGTGGGCCGAACAATTGTAGCTGTAGGCCAGGGTGTTGGCGTTGTTAGTGATCTGGCAACATTCACCGCGCCTGCCCCATAGAAATTATTTGGATCCGAACCACGATGCCTATCAGCATTATCTAGTAATACCTTCTTTACCGTAGAAACATTCCAATCTGGATGAGCACTAAGTAACGCAGCAACTGCACCTGTTACGTGGGGCGTCGCCATAGATGTGCCGTTCCAGGTAGCATATCTTCCTCCTGGAATAGTACTTCGGATACCGACACCTGGGGCCACAATATCCAAGCCTTTTCCATAGTCAGAGAAGTTAGCTTTATCTCCAGCTTGGGTAATTGCCCCTACACACATAGAATTCGCGCTAATTGCGGGAGCCATACAGTAAGGTTTCCCGCTATTGCCAGCGGAGCTAACTACTACGACTCCACGTGATACGGCATAATTGATAGCGGCGTTAATCGTAGGTTCGGGAAAACCAAATGTATCCGCACCCAAACTCATATTGATTACTCCACGGTATCCTGCTGCTACTATATCATTAGTAGCCAGTGTTATTCCCTGAGCTACACTACTCGATGTGCCATAACCTTCATCTGATAATACTTTGTACCCCCAGACATTTACCAGATTACTGCTTACTACACCAGCTACACCCAGTCGATTATTGATTATTGCCGCGATGGTTCCGCTAACGTGTGTCCCATGCCCATGTCCATCTTCACACGTTCCGCCAACAGTACTGCGCTTACAGACCGCGCGAAGATCTGGATGAGTAGTAGATACACCTGTGTCTACTACAGCAACGACGACTCGCGAAGATCCGGTGGTTATATCGTAAGACGCACCCCCCTCTGTGATTTTTCGCATCCCCCATAACTGATTCCAATAAGTATCATTTGGAGCATCCTGGATTGTCATCTCTATATCTGTTACTACTTTAGTAACATTATCTTGCGTAGAGGTAAAGAACGGACTCAACGTCCCTCGAACTGTGAGAATATTCAATTGTTCGTTATATCGGATGATCTCATACTTCCCACTCCAGGTATCTACATCCGCACTGCTTGTAAGAAAGACATTGTACTGTCCACTTACAGGCCGCACCTGAAAAAATCCCAGAATCGATAACAGGATTGTGGCAACTATACCTACGGATCGTTTCACACCAACTCTCCAATCCTTGCATATAGATTTTCTCCGGGGCACAACGTCGAGCGAACATCACGATGTCCCATCACTTGTATCTGATTCTCTGTGATTCTCTGTACTCCCGCAATTATATTCCTGGCTGCCCGCATCTGGACATCTGTTGGCTGCATGGGATCTACGCCGGCCCACGTTTCATCATCATAATTTCCCAAGAATGCGATGCCTACGCCTGTAGGATTCCCTGCTGGTCCTGCATGATAGCTCACCTTCCAGAGGGGATTGGTACGATAAGCTATACCGTTTCGCCCAACGCAATAATGGTATCCAATTCCAGGCCAGCCTTTTTGCATGTGATATCGTGCTACGCGAGTGATATATTCTCGTTCATCCACCATATAGCTCACTGTATGGTGGATGATGGCCATATCGATGGACTCTAATTTCCGATCTGTGTATTCTCCATTCGTGGGGAGATGCCCTACCAGATCCACATATCGGGGAGTGTCTGGAGAACTGACCTCTTTCTTATGGGCATGAGTAATCCCTCGTATCAGACAATCGTTGCCTACCCAGATATTGGCTGCGTGCTCGGATCCACTGTCCCAGATAAATGGCGTGGCTCCCAGTACCCAATCCCACTCGTAGAGACGTTCGAAGAAGTATAGCATTTCTACGACTGTCTCAGGCTTCTGATGCGCCCAGTTTCCGCACTCTGAGATAAAGACTGGCTTATCGGAAAAGAATCTTTCCCTGTCGGGAACAAAACGAAAAGCAAACCATCGCTCTGTACCGTCCCATAGTCCTTTCCCGTCAAATCGCCAATATGGATGGTAATCTATGACGTCGTATGCGTCGAGACTTTCTTTACAGATTTCATAACCTGCCCACGGCAAGTCTGTCCCATCTGGCAATCTCCCGTCTTCCTGATGACCGAAGGCTAATGCAGGCCAGTGCAATATCGCATCGGGGACCTGCGCTCGAAAAGTCTTTTCCCAGGTCAATAGCCATTTATTGATTCTATCGTACCACCCGAAGGAAGCACCCCCGCCCTCACTCTCCAGGTTCATCTCGTTGGCGGGAACGAAGTGGTTGGTCAGATGCCCCTGACTGTTCACCCAGTTGGCACACTCGTTTGCCCAGGCAACGGGATCTTTTCTGGCCCAATTGGGATGGTAGAATCTAACGACTATATTAGCATCGGGTTGACTATCTCGAATCCGCCACAGCTCCCCAGAGTTGAGATGCAGCCCCGTATACCAGGAGACTCCCATGCCTAACATTCTATCAAATTCTCTATGTTGCTTATTAGAGACGTGGATACCAAATTTATTCATTATATTTCTCCCACCAGACACCTCACTTAGATCGATCAGATTGTAACTTTTACTCCAAATTCGGCACTGTTGATCTTTGCTGATGTCCAAGCTGCACTGCCGGCGTCTTTATCCAGGAAAGCTGAAACTAGTGAATAAGATTCCGTCAGCATTGCACATGCTCCAACTTCACTGTCAGACCCCTGGACGTTCAATAAGCCCATTCCTCTGGAACCGGCAGCGTCTTTCTTGGCAGACGCCCATAATCCCACTCCATATACTGTTCCAGCACTACTGGATATGGCCTGGAAACCATAACTATCTTGATCCCCAACTGCACTCCCATTCACATATGTTGTGTCCCCATCTGGACCAGTCTCGTCCACGTTCAGGTAATTATCCACTGCAGGACTGGCCGTCCAGGCTGAGCTTCCCCCGACTGCATTGGGGAGTAATGCCTGTACATAGACGCTGCCAAGGAAACCTCGATTAGTTGCACTCGACCCCGTTACATAGATATCATCGAGCAGTGTATCGGGAAACGAAGTCTGTGGTTTGAAATATAGCTGATCACATTTCCCGACGTCTCCCGTCTTAATTGAAGTAGCCGATCCAGCAGAGCTACCATCCACTTTTACCTGCACACTTCCAGATGTCGTATCTATATAAGCTTGTACCTCGATGTAATGCCAGGTACAGGCACTGATGAGTCCTGAAAGTCCAGTTAGTCTCAGAGTTGTGTCCTCATAGACATTCAAGCCTCCAGCCGAACTCAATTCCACGTGACATTCCTCAGAGCCATTAAAATAGAAGGATAGAAATTGTACGTCACCGGCTGTTGGTAGACTGGCGAAATAAATTGCAAATCCTATTGTGACTTCCTTCACCGTCTCTGGAAGTGTGAGTCTCAGATCATCAGAAGAACGCATATCGAGGCACTGATCACTGCGTCTGGCCTGGGCCGTATTAATTCCTTGCACGTCTCGTTGGGCGTACTTTTGATCAAGATCTGCTACGGCGCTGATCCAGTCGAAGCTTTCAGTCCAGAGTATTCCCACGGTACATCATCTCCTTTCTCCTTTCTATAACCCCAGCCAGGGTGATACGGTCTGACTGCTGGATACCATAGTATCCATGTCTGGTCGATGCGTACCACCAGAGGCTGGTGTTGCTACATCTGCCAGCCATAGGACCTCTACGACGAATTGGGTCAGTCGAGCATTTCCGATGGGGGCTGCCCATATGGCTTCTGCAACTGCCTGGGTTAGCCGTGCATTTCCGACAGGGGCTGCCCATATGGTTTCTGCAACTGCCTGGGTTATCCGTGCATTAGCCATCTGCTTCTACGTCCTAATGGCAATTATGTTAACATAACCAGACCCGGATTCCCCTATGAAAGACATGCTGGCAGTGGGTCCTGTCCAGGCATAAGGCATCTGATCTTTCAGTATGCGCATTCCCCGGCTGGCAGTAGGAGCTGTCCCATCTCCAGTCATACGTACGTCGTCCTCTTCTGCACTCAAGAGGATAGCATTTGGACTCCCCCCGAAACTACCTGATGACACCGTATGCGCCGAACTCAATTGCGGTGTTCTCAACGGCGAACCGACGATGACGAAAGGAATAAACGTCACACGTGAACGTGCCACCCGTCATCTCCTCCTTAGCCTAGTTTGAACGCCAGATAATCGATCGTCAATGGCGATCCTGGATCGGCTGCGCCGCCACCAGAACCAGCGATATAACTCATGATAAATTGGGCGCTACCTGCACCGGCATAAGCTCCCGTTAATGCTACACAAGGACTAATCCCGCTTCCTGCTTGCGCGAGGAAGTAATGTGCTGCTGTCAGATTAGAGATTGTACTTACTGTAGACTGTGTGCTTCCTGCTGTATTTCCCACGAAGCTTCCCGCCTGACACGCTGCGAGTTGAATACTTCCAGCAAGAACCTCAGTGAGAAATTGCCCATTGGCCCCCACTTGCAAGCCCGTAGTCAATAAATGCTTTAGTCGTCTTTTTCCGCCTGGCACGTAAATTCACTCCTTCTATTTTTTGTGACTAGACCACGTACTCCATCACATAACTACCGAGGGTTGACAATACGTGGTACTTTGACACCCCCGACAGGGAGACATTTTAGTCCTCCAAAACTTCTTCGAACAATCCCTCGCGTGGGGTCTGAAAACTTACATCCAGTCCCCCAAGCGCGAAATCTGTGAGATCGTCTGCGGCACGTTTCATCCGATCCAGTTCGTCGTCTGCCGCAGTTTCCAATGCAGCAGACATTACACGCAACAGGAAAGCCTCGTGTTTCTTTTTCTTTGCACTGGCCTGTACAGCCTGTAATGCTCGGATTGCCTCGTCGGATTTGCCTGCCGTTCCTTCAAAGTCAAACAGATCGTCGAACATCTACATTTCTCCTTATGCTACTGCCTTGTAGATTATATATCCCGCGTCGGATGCAGTGATGCGTTCATCTACACTGTGCCGAACCATGACGACGTCAGAAAATTCCTCTTCGCGACGGAACTTTCGAGTCTCAAAAGGCATCCAGTTAAAGACGTAACCAGCAGATGGTGTCTGCAAGCCACCCTTTCCTGGACCCGGAGACCACAGCATGACCATGTTCTTTCCCCACACGAAGCTGAATGAATCTGCTGCTCCATCGGCCCCCGTGTTCTGGATCGACTTACCTACGCCGATCTCGGGTATCCCCATGAGTCCCTGCATGATCTGGACGGTCATTACGCCTCGTTCGACACCCTTGATTCGATCGAGCAGATCGGGGTGATTCTTCAGATCGGTCCAGACTTGTCGGCCAATGACAGCCTTGTTCGGCTCTCGGGCGATATTCTGCACGAGCGTTTCGATTCCAGTCTCGACATCACCCAGCGGATCGCTGGCATCATTATCCCATTGTGATGTAGGACTGGCGGAATTAGCCCAATTCGTGCTGCCATTGGTGCTGATCAGATTTGCAACACGGATTTCCTGAGCGAGCTGCAAGAGATCAGTCACGAAAGTCGTCGCATCGCGATCTGGTTTCAATGGATTGTCGGCGTTCTTCCTCACCTCATCTGGAACGAGGTGACTCAATGCACGTTCCTGACACATATAGGACCCCGTGCTCAGATAGTAGTCAGCTTCCTTTGCACGAGTACCTGGCGCACGAGGCGCAGCAATGTTGCGGAACCATGCACCTTTGGTGAAGATCCAATAGAGATCACTCTGCTTCTGAACCGGGACATCCGGGAAGGCGAATTTATAACCTAGATAATCCGGATTACGATACCCGATGGCGATATTGGTTAACGGTCTTCGATAATGAACATCATTCGGGGTTGGTGCTCCCACTTATATGACACCTCCTTTTTATACGTTTTGTCCAGCGTGCGGTCCAAGTAGCCACACTGGAGCTCGGACGCTACCACTTGCCACTGTGTCCAATGCAATAGCAAAGGGACACCCAGTCTTCGTTGGAGCATGTGGCTCCAGTTTGAATGCCGATGCCGCTACGGGTGAAAGAAACTCGCCATAAGCAACAGCCGAGTTACTGGCATCGATCAGTGCGTTCGACATTCCCATCATCCTAACCTGACATTCCTGTCCAGAGCTAGGACTGTTCTGCTGGATCCCGATCGGACCTCCAGCAGACCCACAGGTCCCTGTGGCTTTGATAACCTTGTTAGCGCTCGTCGAAAGCGCAACGACACAAAAACGATCTGTGGTCGTACTCAAATCTGCACCGGCCAGAAATGGCCAGTCAAATCCTTGTCCATAAGCTGCCATTCATTACACCTCCTATCGGTCCAGATCCAGATATGCCTGAGCCAGTTTGGGCTTCTCGTCGGCTACCTGTAGGTATGCCTCGGAATATGCCTCTTCATAAGTCATTGTCCCTGCCTTCTGCAGGTCGCGTGTTCGAGCTTCTACCTGCGTCAGGAAGGCGTTCCCTGTGCCATCAGATTTCTGCGTCCCTCGTTCACCATAGATCTCGGTCAACGCGTCCGCTGCCGGTCCCAGTACTTTCACGATGTCTGCAAACAGCTCCGGGCTGGTCTGCTCCAGATTGAAGAGCACGTTTGCAAACTCCTGGGGTTTCACTTCGGGCAAAGCAGCAAATCCTTCTGCCTGTTGCATGAGCTCCTGTCTGCGAGACTCTTTCTTGGCTGCCAGGAGTTGAGATAGCGCCGATTGTGCCATAGCTTCACTGGCATCGATGCGTTTCTGCATAGCTGCAAAGATCTCGGCGTACTCACTCTTGGCAGAAGGCTTCGGATACTTCTCCTCGTAAGGATCGGGAGCGGCTTTCTTCTCGTCTGGCTTCTCCTCATCCGGCTTCTTCTGATCGTCCGGATTCGCCTTCTCTTCGGGCTTTTCCTCTTCGGGAGCTTTATCCTCTTTAGGATTCTCCTCGTCTGGAGCGGCTTTCTGCTCGTCCGGATTTTCCTCGTCCGAAGTTGCCTTAGCCTGACCTCCCAAAGCACGGATAGCTTCCTCTACGGTATTGGCCCCCAATATCCGCATCGCCATCTTCCGGCGTGCATCTTCTTTGCCCTGCTTTTCAACATCGGCATCAGAAAAAGCGTCTGCCAGTTTATCCCAGAAGTGCTCATCTTCCATGATCGCTTTCGCAATCGTAGCTGCGTCCATTACTTTGTCACCACCTTTCGTAACTACGTACCTGCGCTGGTTAGCTCCACTCGGAACCAACCCAATGGACTCTACATCAATCTCTCGAAGCTCTAATACTTCCTCATCCTCAAAAACCTCATATGCAGAATCAGTCAAACTTGATCGCCTCCTTCGAATTTATCTGCTAAACCCTTGATACTAAATGCATTCAATTCACCCGTTTCAATCTCCTTTTTCAGAGAGGGACTAAATACTTTCACTGCGATCAACCAGGTGCCTTCCTTGATCTCTCGACCCTCCCACTTGAATGTAACCGGAGCTATCCATGACTCAACGAGTTGAGCCTCCTTCGACCTCAGAAGTCGCTCGTGTCGATAATCCAACCGGGTATCACCCTGCATATAATTGTGTGCTGCGTCCTCAATTTCCTCGGGAGTCTCAAATTCTCCCTGCGCATCTGTCTCTGAGGGAACTAAGACCTCCCCATAAATCAGACCCTTTTCCAAAGATCGTTTTATTACGGCCACCCGGAACGAAGATTTTCGAATTGGTCTCCCAGTTCGGACACTATAGATAATCGGTGGCTCTTTCCCATCAGACCAGACGAGATACTTCTGTCTTTTTTGCTTTAATTCTTCTAAGAGCTTTTCTAATTTCTCACGGGAAGCTATCGGTGTTTGATTTTCAGGCTTTCTAATATTCCAGCGCCGACCGCCTTCTGTATCGATTAACGTAAGTAGATAACGTCCATGCATCCCACCAGGTTTTCCCGACGTATAGAATATTTCAAATGAATGCCGTCTACATACACCAATATGATACTTCCCCCAATCGATCGCGAAAAGTTTCGCATAACGCCGAGAGGTGGCACCTATTCCTCTCGGTGCAAAGACGACGGGCTTTCTTCTCCCAATCTTCAACCAGCTTCTCGGCTGCGGTAGCTTCCAGGCAAATTGATATGCCTCCTGGGGAGAGTTCTTCGTCCCCAGTACGGGAGTTATCGTTCCCCCAGATTTGCGAAGTTCCGAAACATTTGTAAAGACAGCCAGTCCAAATAGATTAGCGATCGAATCTTCGCCCGACCAGTCTGGTGCTGCGGCATGGCGAAGATCCTCATGGATGGAATGGTTGGTATTTTCCGTTAGCCATTCATCCGTCTTCTTGGCATCTGTATCCAGTAGCCCGCGCCAGTGATGTTGGAGGACATATTCCCCCTGTCCCGGTCGGCCCACCATACGCCACCAGTTCTGTGACCAGAATTTGGAGGCTGCCCTGGCATGTGGTCCCTTCAACCCACCCAGATCTTCCTCTTCTATGGAAATGTAAGCATCCTCTACGAGTTCCTTAATTATGGATTCTAAGAGGTCCATTTCCCATCGGCCCCTTTATGATATCCGGCATTCTTTACTGCGGCCCAGGCAATCTTCATGCGACGTTCTTCAGGATACTTGGATGCGGAATTGAAGGCTTTCCGAAAAATTGTCTGTGCTCCTACTGGAAGAGCATTACGAACAGATTTGGGAAGTTGATTATTAGCACTGTATGGTTTGCTGATTGGACTTAGTCCAAATAATTCCAACAAAGCTTTCAATACACTATTTGTGTCTTGAAACAATTCTGAATCGGCATCTTCTTCCCATTCCAGAGCATCGATGAGTTCACTAAAATTTACCTGTCGGCCTCTCCGCAACCGTGCAAGTTGTTCGGCTTGCACGGGTGTCGTGAGCGCCGTACCTTTAGGCTTCTTGGAATGGACCAATGGATTATCCCAACGAAAAACCTTCTTATCTCCCTCGGTCTTTATCTTAATCTCCGCCACGCGCATTTCTAATGTATCGCCAACTTCAGCATCCACACCTGTAGCATATGTGTTTCCAATTATGGATCCATCACTGAGCGCCACAGTGTATATCCATGCCCCTCTTCCTCCACGTTTCTTCTTGACGACTCTAACTCTTACTTCCTTGAATGCTTTGAATTTGGCCCACTCGATTGTTTCCCCATTAAGCGGGTAAGCTGCCGATATCTTCTTTAGCATTGCGCCCTCCGAATGAGGTCGTCCAAATGCCTCGCGCGCCGCCGATAAGAATTGTTCTCGGTTATCGACAACTTTCGTCGAAACGATCTTCAATACATTTGTCTCATGAATCAGACTCTCGAGCGCCTTACGTCTCTCCGTCCAGGGAAGTCTATGTAGATCACCATCACGATAAATGAGATCGAATACAAAATAACGATCAGAAAACTTACCCTTTGGTTTATCTGCCGACAAAAATGACGGCATATCGATACGCTCTATCTTATCTCCTGCTGCGTATCGAAAATTGGCAGTTACTGATTCCGAAGCATAGAGTTCCAACTCACCATCCAGAATAAAACTACCCTTCATGGCTGCGACGGATCGGGCAACGTTAGGAAGCTTATCTGCGAGATTCTGGCGGGCGTCTTCCGAAAACAAACTCACCGTATCCCCGTTCTTATGTGCCATCAAACGCCAGCCGTCGTATTTCTTCTCCACAGCGAAAGGCTTATTTGATCTTCCCCAAACTTCCCAGGCTACCTCTGGGTCAGCAAACTCGTTTTCCCCGTAGCCCCGACCCGTTTTGAGTGGCTTGAAGTTTTGTCTTCCAGGTTCCAAGGCCGCCTTAAGAATGAGCGATTGCCCATCCATTGCTACCTCTATTCCACCCGCCTGCAATAGGCCAAGATGCTTATCTGTAGATTCTCCAATATGCGAGAGGACGATACGCTTAACATTGGCTTGTGTAGCCGATACGAGTATCTCTGTAACAGGTGCGTGTCCGCCCGCTCCCCCTGCATGAATTGGAGCATCGAATGTCGAACCATCGAATATTCCAACGTCTATATCTTGTACTTGTTCGGTAGGAAAGTTCAGAAATTCGGGCACATAAGCCACACGTACGTCGCTCATTTCGATTATATAACCAAAGATATTATGTGAAGCCTTGAAGCTGGTAATCTTCATATCTGGGCCACCCCAATCTCCGTGGATGACCTCGACACCGAGCTCGTCAGCTAATCGTCTTGCTTCTCGCATATTTTCGGTAGGATTTGTAAGTATGATGACGTCAGGAACTCGCGGGAGGTGCTTTGGTTTAATCTTAGCTCCAGCATCGAATAACACCGCACCTCGCCCAGATACTATCATCAGAGAAGCCTCTCGACGTGGGCTCCCCTGTGCGCCCGTACCCACAAAGTAGATATAGGATCGAACGTCTTTCTCAACTTCCACTGACTTCATAATTGGATGGAATTGGGGATGAATCTTCAATACTAGATCTCCAAGAGCCAGAGAATCCCCATGTGGTCCCTGCGCACCGGGGACCCAGCGCATCTCCAATTTCGCATCCTTATATGGATCTATAAAGTTTCTTAACGGCAACCATAAAGATTGCTCACTAATTTGATAGAACCTCCCCTCTTTCTCTGCCCTGATAAGCACATCAAGATCTCCAGGCGCACTATTTTCTACTGCAGAACCTACGATGGCTGCAAAGTTAGGCACGATCATTATCTCTTCTGCCTCTACTTCTGCCAGCCGTTTAACCACATCCGAAGCCGTAGATTTCATCATCCGCCTGGATTGCCGATCGAGCCAATTAGTATCTCCATCGGTAGCGTGATGTAAGTCACGCTTTCGCATCTCGTGGACGAGGATCACATGAGCATTTACGACATCCTCGATACTTATCTTCTCGACAGTGTCTTTTTTGATCTCTTCGATGGAATTTACGTGAACATCCCCAGCCGTGGGCGCACCTTTTCGAATCGACCCGGCTAGTTGATGCATTCTATGGTGTAGACTCAGGAGTTCCTTATCCGATACGTTCCGGATACTGCGCGGGTTGATCGACAGCACACCCATCTTATGTAAAGTATCGAAATGCTCCTGGGCCGAGTCTGAGAAAAGCGCCGTATCGTCTCCGTGGAATGGATAATTTGTTACCGCTCCACCAACCAGGACATTTTGATGTTTCTTTCCAGTTTTCGGATTGGTCCATTCCCAACGTATCTCGGGAGAGAAAAATAGGAAGCGATCCTCTTGCATGTATTGTTTTCCGATTGCTGTCCATTCTATCTGTCCGTATATTCCATCCTTACCGGCCCATAATTTCTTATAGGTTCCAATCCGTCCGAACATTGGATTGTGTTCGATGTTGATTGGTATCTTGGAATTGGGCAACCCAGCATCGAAGTTATCTATCATCTCTGTTGCATCAGCCCGTCCGAATTCACGCCACTCTCCATTTCGGATAAATTTACGAAACGGAAACAGCCTGACATTCTCTTTAGTTGCTTCGGCTTTGCTGATTACATAGCGCATTCTACGACGCACTCCACATAACCTGCTTGTTCCATTTTCTTAATTACAGTTCGAACTCGCTTACGACTTCTGCCGGTACGTCTGGCTACCTGCGTAACAGAGAATAAACAATTATCTGTTGAAAAAGAATCGAATATTTTCTTTTGGACGTAAGGTAGTAATTTGACTCCATCAGGCACTACCACTACTTTGTATAATTTCATCTGGCTTGCCAAGCTCGTACAAGCTCCTTCCCCAATCCACGCAATACGGGATCAACATCAAGTTTAGGATAAACTGCTCCTAATATCCACAACCCCTCTGAAAATTCAAATCCATGATCAATACTCAGAGCTGTTGCCAAAACCGCAATATTACGAGATATTCCTCTGGGACTGCCGATGATGATCCGCATATTTCGCTTCCAGGCGCGAAGAATACAAAGCACTGCCGCAGCAAAGATTGCGGGGTTGTTCCCCTCATCGTTCACCAGATGGAAAGAGAAATCTGCATGTTCGTATTTCTCGGCACCTAACCACACTGACGTCCATACCTTTTGCAATGCATGTGGTCCATAAGAGCTTCCGACGAGACGATCATACTCCTCGAATGTTTTCTTATCCGCGATTCGAAATCCCGGAAGAGTTTCCACTAGCCTAAACATCCAATCCTGTTCCTCCAACTTCCTCTAAGATACCCAAAAAATCCATTATATCTGTTGCATCTTCCATCGGTACGACGGATTTTTGTTCGCGTTTATTATCTCCAACATCTTCGACTTTTTGGGGTAGCCGTGCAAAGGCTCTGACTGCGGATTCCAATCTATCATCCGGTGTCAGCACTCCCGCGCCAACTGTCTTGTTGACGAAATTCGCCAACGAATCGAGGTCGGGGACGCCTACCTCGGAAGGCATCCATCGAGGTAGGCCATCCCCGCCTGGAAAGGAGTTTAACTTAAATAACCTGGGTATGGCGAATCTATTTATAACTTCAGATATTTGATTTGCCCAGGCACCCACGGCCATAGAGAAGAAATCCTTCTGTGTCTTCGCCAATGCATAAGACCCCGTGCCTTCTAAGCCTAACATTACGAACTGCGCTAAGACGGCCAGAGCCATTCGTTTCTCGTAACGAGCGATGACTGGCCCAATATCTGTCTTGGATACCTGTCCACGTGCTGGTGCAAGGAGTTCGACCAACACCCCTGTGTTATCTCCCTCTTTCATCTTATGCTTCGGGATGAGTAATGTTTCCTGTTCGTCTCTTCGCAGCCGACGCAGTGCTTTCTTGAGTAATTCCCAATCTGAATTCATTCCCTGAAAAGTGCAGTCTCTCCCCAGATATGCAACAGGGATTCCGACCAAGTTTCTCTCTATCCCAATAGCTTCGATCTCTCGGAGCTGCGTAGCATAGTAGTAACTCGTGAACATCCCACGAGTAATTGGTCGTCCTTCTGGATTGTTATGTGGTGCAGGTGTAGTTCTAAATAATAATAATTTATCTATCGGAATATACGTTTCGATATAATCGGGTGGAGCCGTCTGGTTAATTCCCTGCACGCCACCATGAGCATCGAAATCCCACTCATCTCCAGGAGTCAATGTATCGACAGGTCGTGGTGCCCACTTTCTCCATCCTATCTTTCCATCGTTGTACAATGAATGCGCAGGTTCTTCGATGTATCTGGGAGGGTTATTACCCAGACGCTTCTTGTAAACTAGCTCAAGAATAGAATGACCTTGCTCTAACATGTGTAAGATAAAGAGCATCTCATCGTCCCAGGAGAAACTCATATCTCCTATACTCTCAGTCAGGAAATCCGCCTTAGCCTTATCTTCGGGTTTATCCGAAGCTGGCTCAGCATAGTATCTAACCTGTCTCAATGAGTGTTCTATCCCGAAGAACACAGCGTTGATGATCGGATCATTCCACCGCATCTCGCGGTAGAGTTCTCGTCCCTGAGCGGATTGGAGTTCGACCAGGAACTCCTCGTGAACGTGTCCACCCCAGCGAGATAATCCAATGGATCCAAATTCGTGAAAAACTACGTCTTCCGGCATGTGAGTGCTGCCACCCTAAGTATACGCAATAATGTCCTAAATTCCTTATCTCTGTGCGCCTTGGGTAATCTCAGGGCTGCATCGACGTACTGCAAAGTATCTTCGATCATCGATTCGCCTTCTCCAGAGAGAACACTTTCCAATAAAGCCGCCATACGTTGCCATACCTGATAAGGTTTATCCAGCGACCGACTCCAAACTATGTTATTGTCGATCATATCTCGGACTTCTCTGATTTCCTGGAGTGCGAGATCTATTTCCGGCCCCTTGGCCACCTCTTCACTTTTCTTCGGTTTAGCTCTCCGAGCGCCCATGCAAAACTCCTATCCCGACTACTATAGCCCTTTACACCCTCAATCTCCCATCGAGATTGAGAGTCCGTACCTACGTAAGAGTCTCCCAGATTGGAGACACCGGGTCCAAGTTCCAATGCTGCCTCGCGTGCAAACCACACTGCCATCACACCATCGGCAGAATCTACAGCAGGGTAGTTCCGCATCTGGCGTAACCACACACAATGATCACAGACACAATCGTCGGATTCGTGTGGATCAGGTATTTTCCACATCCGCCGTTCAAACTCCCGATCCAGGCTGGGCAAGCCAATGTCCGGATCGCGCTTGTTCCAACTCGTTGTAAATCCCGATAATTCCAGATCCGGAGAAGTCAATTCAATTAAGTCTATTATTGCATCCTGAAGTGAATTGTCTTCTATCTTTGTGTGTCGGACTTCCCATGTCTTGATCGCATCAGAAACGTGATATGCAATCTCCGTAGAATTCCAGGCCCCAAATTCAATAGAAACAGGTACACGAGTGCGAGTCTCATCCGGGCATAGCGCTAAGATGGCGAGGCAAGTTCCGCGTCGTGATTTCCCCGCCAGGTCCAACCCAGCTACCATCGCCCAATCCCGCTGGATCAGATCCCAAACGTCCGCACCACCATAGACACAATCATCGAAATGTGGGAAGAGCTTCTCTGCATCTGAGAGCGCGTTCTGTTGGTAGCCCCGCGCGAAGGCCCGACTTCCCAGCGCTTGCCTCCGTTGTCGCAGAAACTCTTCCGTCTGACGACTGGACCAATTACGTATGGTTAACTCGACGCTGCCCACGTCATCCCACCCCTACGACGTGATCGCCTACCGCCTGTATTGACATCGTTTTCGCGGCTTCCTCGTATCCATCTCCAACGTCGAGTGTCAGATGTAGTGTCTCCAGACTATCAGACACGGCTTGTGTGAGTATCCAGTAACGTTGACGCTTGGATCTATCGAAGCGAAGAAGGCTGGTAAGGTCATCGTGGTGCCATGCTGTTGCAATGTACCAGGCCCTTCCTTCAACATCCAGACGAGACATCCAAACGTTAGTAAAACTCTGTTTGACCTTCTGACGCAAAGCTGGTTGTTCTATCGCATTGCGCATGTCCACAATATCGTCGAACATTATGAGGTCAGCTCGCCCACCGATCCCTGTGGATAAGATACCTTTAGCATCTACGGTGGGATCTACAGACTGACCTTCTCGTTCTACGAACAATGAGTGTGCGCTCCAAAAGGCAGCCTTATCTGGAACTACATCGGGAAATACTGCCTTATACTCTTTCGATTCTTGTATATATCGCCCTATCGCTGCCACCCTAAGCTTGGCATTGTCGTCAGAGTTACAGACCAGCTTTATTCTAATACTAGGATTTTTACCAATCTCCCAAAGAACACGGGCAATTGCAATCTGTTGGCTCTTGCCACTCCCCCAAGGAGCTAAGATAATGGGTGTGATGCTGTTCGTCTCGCAAAGATCGATGAACGCGTGCCATATTCTATGTATCGGAAATTGTGTGAATGGATTGCCGCGTTCATCACGCATCACATATTCGCAGAAGAAATTCACGTCCTCCTGCGCAGTCTGTGCCGCTTTTTCCTCTAAGGCTCGCAGTAGCTGCTGTTGCAGATTATCATTGATCATATAACAAAAAACACCCCGCGTGAGTTTTCTTGCTCACAAGCGGGGTGCCAAATTTCTCCCGTATATTCCGGCATGAGAACTATGCAATTGTCATAATAGGAGTATAGCATAGAATTCTTATTTTGTCAAGGCGGGCACCTTTCGTCCTTCAATTGTATCCTCGTGCTGTTGTAGCCTCTCTTGAAGCCAGCGAATGCGCTCATCCAGATCTTCGTCTGTCGTATGTACGATGTTAGTTGCCTGGCCTAGAAGTATTCTCTCCATCTCGAAACTCGTGTGGGCCAACCGGCGTGCCTCTTCCGCCGTTCGCACGTCGTCTCCGGTCATACCCCCGAATTTATCCAGGGCCAGTCGCTGCATCTCCAGGACAATCTGAATGTGTCGCAGTGGTCCAGAAGTACGTGCCCATGCAAGCATCTCGGCAGAAGATAGTAATAGGGCTTCTCTATATTGCTGCTCCCACAATTGGGCACTAGCGGCATCTTCTAAAACCGTCGTGTCTACATCCAATTCTCGGCCCAAGCGCGTCAGGATAGAGGATAGAGGATCGAGCGGATTCTCCGCTCTTAGCTCACAATATCTATCGAAGGCGGACGGTATTGCCAGACTCTTCCCGCTCCGCACGGACATGTTAATTCGCCTCCCTTAATCTTTTCCCCCGTAATCCTTCGTAGGTATCCATCTGCTTCGCGATACCCAATTAAACAGCTTCCATTTGAACAAAACTCTGGCGTATATTGCCGACCTAAACCGATGAGGAATCGTCCACCATCCACCTCATGCGTTTGTTGTGTGGCAAGTTTGAATTCCTCCGCATAATCCAAATAAGACGTCACAGGGCCGGTCTGTTCCTGAATATGTGAATTCAGACGCGCCAGATCGGGGCAACGTTCCAGAATTGATATTGCAGATGAGAGCGATCCCAACGGACCTGTTTGTGTCATGAGCTGATCAAGAAGTTCTACATCTTCAGAGACGTCAAGTTCTAATCTAAAAGGTCTATATTGGTCCCTATACAAATCCACGGATGGTGAGGGTGTATACAGAATATTTACGTCGGGTCTATGTCGATCCACATAGGATCCAAAATGTTCCCGCTCGAAATCATCCGCCACCCCCAACATATGCATGACGAGCCTCCACGAATATGCTGGCTCATCTGCGCCGTAAATGGGTTCTCTCCCATAGGGATGACGTGATCTGGTTGCATCTGCAATATTATACTTGAGTAATGCTTCGGCACGTTGCTTCGCTGACATATAATCGAAATATGGGCAATCTGGCAGTCCCCTAATTATAACACTAGGCGAGAAAGGCTTGGCTGCCTGATAAATTCTGGAAACAACATTCTCTGGGTCTCCCATAGATATAGCATCGACTGGTAATCCTCTAACATATGCTTCTAAATTTGGCTCATTCAGGGGAACAGTCACGATGACAGGTAATCCAGATTGGCGAGCGCGTCGGACCGCAATTTCAAGAGCCGAGTGTCCCCCCAGATTGATCAAGACTTTTCCTGGAAGACGTCTCGAAGCCAATCTCGCTGTTATGACGATCACGATATTGGGGCGATTCACAAAGTTTCCTCCTCAGTTTCCTGTACGCGGTAGCCACCGAACTCAAATCCAGCACTTGATTTGAATGGAGAAGTAGACACTGGTGGTGTCTGGTATTCGACGTGGGGTTGTGGTTCGACACCTCCTAGTAGTGCTTTGAATTCCATCCAGTCGGCTTGTCTGTTAACGAGTAGGAAGTACGTAAAGGGGAATACAAATGCGATAGAGATTGGAATCAGAAGCACATTCCCCATAAACATGCCGAACGAAAAACCCTCTAATAGAGGTAATGTTGCATTCAGAAGTAATGCAACAGCCACGAGTAGTGAGAGCGCCATTCCATATAGCATCGATCGAAATATTTCCAACTCTTTCATCGAAATACCGTCTTTCCTGGCTTTCGTTTAGAGACACTTTCGAGGAACTGATCTTTATCCTTCTGCCTATCTTTGATCAGGAAATAGATCAGGGGACCGAGGGTTGCAGCGATAAGTAATATCCCAAGTAGGAATGACGTCGCCGTCCCTAACATCGTCGGATCCATCTTTTTGAGTACCTTTTCCATGCCAATATATGTTAGCGCTGGCGGCAGAAAGATGATAATTGCTTCAGCTATTCTAGTTGCTCCCATTTACTGCTTCCTTAGCCCTATATGCAACTGATGTTGATAGATCAAATTCCCGCATAACCTCTGTAACTGTTGCTCCCTCTTGAAAAGCATCTATCCACTCTTGTTGTAATTCAATCTTATTATGTCCACCTCGCGTTTCTGGCCGCTTCTCACTCGTTGGAATATCAGGAAAGGCCCGTTTAGCCTCGGACTTTTCTGAAAATACTTCCATATCGGCCTGAAAAATTCTTGCAATTTGGACACGACGTAGACGTTCCCCATCGTATGCGATCATGTCCCCTCTCCCAATGAGCGCTTCTGCCCCAGACTTTTCCACTCCCGTCGCCCAGAATGCAGACGAAGCTGTGTCCACCTTGCCACAGAGTCGAAAGATAATATTGCGACTGACGAGAGTGTCCCCCAACGATCTCTTACTGGCCTCCTGAGAAGCGATGATAACGTGAATATTGGCAGCGCGTGCGATAGACGTCAGCGTCCCCAGGGCTTCATCTGCGTTGTCCACATCGCGCATTAACCAGAGCATCTCATCTATGCATAGAAATATGTGCGGTCCTCCCGCATTGCCCTCGTATCTATCACGCATCAGATTTAATAACCAGGCCAGAAGCTTCTCTGCCTCCTCTGGTTTGGTTGCGACGGGAAATGGTGAGTGTGCCAGTCCTGAGAACGGCAACAATGCCTGCCCACCCTTCAAATCGATGAACACAAATGCCACACGGTCAATACGATTCTGTCGGGCCAGGCTCCAGACTATCGTTTGAAGTGATACAGATTTACTACCAACACCCGTTGCACCCAGAATCATCAGGTGCGGAGTCTTCTCAAAGTCGATACTAAATGGTCTATTGTAAACAGTTAGACCCATAGGAATGTCCAGACCAGTACCCGGGGGGAACTTCCGCGCCAGTAATGACTCTCGTACAGGTGAGGGAATTTCGACCGTAATCATCCCACTGTCCCGACCGATCCTGATCCCGTGTATGCCGATTGCTGTCTCTAACATCAGGCGAAGATTGAGGGCGCGTTCGACGTTGGATTTAGAGAAGTTGGAAAGCTGGATGCCCCAGACGAGTAGTTGGGGTGTTTGCCAACCACCAGTAAAGTGGCCCTCCAAACCTCCGTCCTGGAAGACCTGTGCGATCAGTCGTTCGCATCGTGGGACAAACTCAGTCAGATGATTCACTGATCTCCTCGATTATAGAATCATAGATATAATCCAGAGTTCTCTTCAATTGCCGGATTTCCCGTTCTTGAAGAGCTTGAAACATTACCAGGACCGTTACAGCTACAACTACTATAGCCAGTACGAGTGGTTGATCCATATTCATCTCCTATCTATTCGTGAATAACTTCCTCGGCGCTTTTGCACGCCTCCGAGATTGTAGAGCATTGTTGAGAGTTTCAGCCATGTAGTCCAAATGCCCTACGTGGGCAGTGCAAGTAAGGAATGGCCGATTTACCAACATTCCATTATCCAGACAACATTTACATAAGCCAGCTAAAAGCTCGGCATCGCCCTCAAATATCCATCGTGAAGGCTGGCCATTGATATGCAAAGGCGCGGATTGATCGAAGAATTCCGGATCTAATTTATTCCACAGATCTATACCGAGCATGGTTAAAGTATCCCCCAAAGTCTTACTGTCTGAGAGGCTAAGATTGGCATCTGTGGCAGCCAAAGCTGCGACATCACCAGTATATGTGGAACTAATAAACACTGGGTTGCCGATATTGAATTCATTCATCAGATCCAATCGGCCTCCGACGACGTAGAGGCCGAAACCATTCGCTAACCCCTTCCCAGCCACAATCAGGTCTGAATACGGAATTGCTCTGTTTCCAGGAAACCGAAGAGCCGTGACTACTTCATCGGCGATGAAGATAACGCCCTCTTTTCGCATGGCTTCGATATAGATCCACCAATCATGTCCAGGTGGGTTTATGGGATACTCATATATGATACACGATACATCTGTGTGTCCCGGCCAAGTCTCCGGATCTTCTGGATCCACGACGATGAATTGACTCATATCTAACATCGATCCACGTGCTGGAGCTTTCCACTGCAACCATTGACCATGATACGCATTTCTGGCTACCACGACTTTACCTGGTCGTACAGCCCGGGCCAATGTAACAGCCGCCAGACAACCATCACTACCCGTCCTAACAGGGCGCACGGCATCCAGATTCAGGATGTGACAAACTGCACTCGATACCCTTTTCCAGAGTTGGTGGGGCAGCCCGGAAATCAATCCATGTGTCTTTCCCAATGTCCGAGTGACCTCACCTGCAATAAATGAATCATAACCCCTGGGATACGCACCCAAGCCGAGCACTGTGTCAAGGAATATAGATCCATCGTGCATCTCTATAAAAGCACCCTTAGCTGAGACATAGCTGTCTGGTGTATCAGATACAAACATCTCTACTTCTTTAGAAAACGTACCACAATTTATCATTACTTTTCCTCATCTTTACCATCACGGGTGAATATCTGTGATGTCCCGGATTTCCTCTATTTTGAGTATTCTGTGCGGAGGAATTCCTATCCATCTCCCACCAGACTCATTGATGACACCAAATGTCATTATGTCTTGGAGATATACACCTGGAGCATGGGCATCTGAATACTCGACGAACAGTACCCTCGGTACATTATTGGCACTCAGAAAACTTACCTTGAACTTAATCACTATCCCTCCACTATCCCTCCACTATCCCTTCATAATCCTTTCAACTTCTTTGCCGGCTGATTCTGCCGCTGCTTCCTGCTCGTATCGATCGTAACCGGCCTGCTTCAACTTCTTTGCCGCCCGCGCCGCCTCGTCGAGGACTCTGCCTACATGATCTGCTCCTCGTCTCGTCTTCTGAGGAGCTACAAATCGCTTTAAGCCATCTATCCAATTCATACGCCTCTGAATTACTTCTTCTTTTTCGGCATCTGTTAATTCTGTCTTGTTCACTTCTGACTCCTTATCGTAGATACTGAAACATTCTGGCCCAGGGTGACTCCTTATAGATACTTCCAGTGCTCACGTGAGCACGCACCCAAGCGCGTTTCTCATTCAAGTCGGCGAACACCTTCCCACCAACTTTCAAATTGCAGCGATTACAAGCCGGTCGGAGATTGTCTACCTCGTGCAATTTATGTCCATGAGCTTCTAGCCACCAATAGGGTTTTACGTGATCTAGACATTCCGCCCTGGCTCCACAGTAGACGCACGTGTGTCCCCATTTCTTCCAGGCTGCTGCACGTGTACGTGATGGCATTGGGATACGTCTATCCGTAAAGTGATCACGTACGCCCCAGATCAGCCTAAAGAATAGTCTACGCAACCCCGTAGCGATAGGGAAAAGCAATAGCATGACCCCTGCGGCCTGCACGTAGATCTCAGATGCATGAGCGTAATAGAGACCGACTAGCGATAGTGCAGACAACACAAATGCCAGACGTAACCCTATTTTCCAACACGATACTAGGGCTATGAGTATAAGTATGTACCCCATCAATGTACCTCCTCGTACCATGTCTTAAAATCCAGCAAAGATCGGGGGGCAGGAAAACTCCCCTCGAATAGCATCGTGCGATCATCCAAAGCTATGAAAGCTGCCGGCTTAACGACGGGGAATTCCAGTTCCAGGATCGGGAAGTCCCAATCATCTAAATAACTTATCATCGCCCGGATACCCCGTGGATCGCGACTGCGCCCACTATAAATTGCTACCCTGAAATGTTCCAGAGCTGCTTCTACGAACTCTTTCGCATCCGGCACCGGAGGATCGGGAATCACATCGATACCCTGCCAACCACTCGTATAGCTATGCAATACACCATCAAAATCCAGACACAGTATTGGTTTCATTTATTGAAATACTCCAGGATCGCCTGAGCCGTTCGTTCTGCGCCTCCACGAGGGCAGTCCATATCCGAGCGCACTAGACATGAGCGCACCAAATGCAATATATGAGTCTCGAATTCCTCCAACATATCTATTGCCACGATGGCTGGCATGGCTGGATGTCCAAATCTCCAAGACTCATAAATATGACTCGGTTTTGCGGCAATGGCGAGATATGGAACCTGTAGCATGGAGGCTTCGAGGCAAGATTGGCCCCATCCAAGTATGGCCGCTTCCGCAGAACCCAACTCATCCAGGAACTCTTGATGGGAGAGGCCCCGTAGAATTCTATATGGCAGGACCTGATAGAACCAATTCCTGAGCGGATGTGTCTCCCCCAAATACATCACAACGTCACCAGTACTTCTTACCACAGATTTCGCATCTACCATGAGGTACTCTCGACCGTTTAGCACATTTGGTCTATGTAGGTCCAATCCTAATGGCTTCCAGCAAAGATCGGCGCTGGAAATGATTGTACCCATCACGACGGATCGTGGGAGTAAAAGCTGCGGTATGCTCTCGGCGGGTAAATCGTAGACGTTGATGTCGAAATCCCCCGTTGTCTGAATCCTCGAACTCAGAAGTACGTCTTCTCCGAGTTCGGTGAAAGCTCGTTCCAGTAGCGTCGCGCGCGTGTGATGTCCCGAATTGGGTCGATACATTATTCTTATCATCGTGTTACCTTGAATTCAGTTCCTTTCAGCTCGAAAGCCAAATCATCCTGGAATGATACAGATTTACTGGGCAACCTTGTATCTCTTAATTCATGAGCCATCTGTCGGACACGCTCCACAGTAGGGGTCTCAGCAAATTCAAATCTGGTATGTCGCATAACTGATACGCTGATTTGCGTCGTCACTTTGTATTTTTGGATCTGTATCGTATCCTCGTCTTTTGGACAAAGAGCATAATACGGTCGTACATCTGGTGGGCCTATCAAGAGCAATAATGGATCTCTGGTGTTCAAGACGGTTGCTAACAGCTTCCGAAAAATATCCCATGAGATCGGAATGGGCTTGACTTCTACCCACGTGCTAAGATCGGGGAGATAGAAATCAGGCAAGTACCAGCCAAGGTTGCCCAGGTTTTGTGTCTCAGGTTCATACACATACTGCGTACGCATAGCATCGAAGCAGACAGCCCAACGCGCCTCGAGCCGACTTCTGAATCTCCAACCGTTATACACAGTCTCTATTGATTTCATGCGTGTTCGAGTTCCTCTAGGTCTGAAATCTTTTCTGTGACTTTGCCGTTGCTCGGCACACAGAATCGTCTATGTGCGTTGAGCGCGTTCTGAGAGCCAAAGAGCGTTTCGCAGTATTCGCAAGCGACTTTTTTGCGCTCGCTCTGCGGTTGCTGTGCGGTCGCACTGCGCTTGCTATGCGACGCTGTTTTTCCGCTCGGCATCGCATAAGCGACACCAGCGACGATACTGAGCGGTGCAAGCGCCGTGACGAGCGACCAAAGAGTTCGCATCCAGGGCACTGCGAGAACGTCTACGATCTGCAATCCTCTAATTCCCGATTCTACATACGGCGTCAACATTAGAGCTTCTGATATCAAAAAAGACACGAAAGCGACGAGAAGAATCTTCCAGGCCCGCGCATCTTTGCGCGTGCTACGCCACGCATCGAATACGTAAGCAGTTCCCAAGGGAACGACCAACCCCATGCCACTACCTACTGCCGCACCTATCCAGGATGCCGGCTCGTTGGTGAGTCCTTCTATACGCCAGTTGATCACCATGAACCGGGGAACCTCTACCAATAATGCACTTAAGATAATGATCCAACCCCACAATGTTCTATTCATTATTACACTCCATAGCACAATTATCCTTGAGGTCAGTTACCAATTCGCTCGCGAGGATGTGATATTCTGTACCAGGATACATCCATCTGAAGCCTGAGTCATATTCGTTTATTCCATCGCCCTCTCGAATGTCCCGCGCTCGAAGAGTAGCTTTGGCTGCGTGACGAAGTGCGCGTCCCTTATCTAAGTACGCGCAGACGATCCAGCTATCGGAATCACCATACTCCCCAGTGCTGCCTTCGATTAGATATATTTTCATGCGTCACACTCTCGTCCTACGCCGGGTGTCACAGTTCACCTTCCTTCCAAACAGTATGATTTCCCGTCCGATGTCGAGATCCACCCAAAGCTTGCGAAGAATCTGACGACCCTGCCAACCGAGCGATGTTTCCACTCTCATTCTGAATTCGTGACATTTTCGTCCCACTTCGGGATCGTCGATGTAGTCGTAGCCTAGCAATGGGAATATTTCCATCGGCCACGTGCGCCACTCGTCCACGATCTCAAAGCCCGCATCTTCGAGAAGCCTACGCAGCGAATTGCCCACGAAGTAGTTTATGTGGTCCTCATCATGCCACCAAGGACCATGACTTCTCGTCAGTCGCCGCTGCAGGCGATTCTCTTCGTACGGAACCTGTACGATTATAAGCCCATCGATTGGGAGCAAATAGTAGGCTGCAGATACAAAGCTTTCTGGATTCAATATATGCTCCAACACGTTGAATGCAGTCAGACAATTTGGATTTTCTGGGATGAGATTCCAGACGCGATCTGGAAATTCTCCCACAAAATCTGGATTCATCGAAGCAGCAGGATCCATACCAACTGCGCGAATCCCTCGCTTGCGAAGACGGTGGACGAATAATCCTCGCCCACAGCCCAGGTCCACGACCGATGGATTCAGAACCCTCTCCCGTATGAATCTCCCATAGTCGTCGAAGATCATATTCCAATAGGAAATATCTCGACGCTCATTTTCCAGGTATGATGCATGTTCCTCATCGTCCCAATACATCACGCTGTAGCGTTCGGCCAGTTTCTGCGCTGTTGGAGGGTTACTCTGTCTCAGGTACCC